CCGAACGGAAAAGAGCCCCGCTAATGCGGGGCTCTGATGGAGGATACCGGGATCGCAGCCTCGCGGCTGACCCGATAACCCCACAGTCATCGGTTTCCCCTGCACCACAGGGAGAAGCCGATGCACCACTCAAGCCTCAGTAGACCCCCCTCACCGGGGCCGCGTGGGACCTGGGTGGGGCCGCAGTAATGGGCGCCTCCCCCGCCACCCAGCGGCGCCAGAACGTCGAGCGCAGCCGACGCATCCTCGACGCCTCGATGACCGAAGCACAGTTCCAGGCCCTCGTCGTCGACACGGCCCGCGCCCTCAACTGGCGCGTCGCTCACTTCCGCCGCGCGACGATGGCCAACGGCCGCACCGTCACCCCGGTCGCCGCCGACGGCGCCGGCTTCCCTGACCTCGTCCTCGTCCACCCCGACGGCGGTGTGCTGTACCGCGAACTCAAGACGAACCGCGGGAAGGTCGCACCGCATCAACGCGCCTGGGGTGAGGCCCTGGTCGAGGCGGGCGCCGACTGGGCGGTCTGGCGGCCGGCGGATTGGCCGGCCGTGCTCGAGCAGCTGCAGCGGCGGCCGTCGTGATGGCCCCCGAGTTCGAGATCCACACCTCGTGGACGCCGGCGGATGCCCTCGCGCTGCTCGATGACCACGACGGCTGTGTGTCGGCTGCGATCGTCCGCCTCGGGACGATCCGGACGATGGAGCTCGCCCGCCTGGACCGCGTCATCAAGGCGCGCCGCGCGGGCTGCTTCTTCTCGGGCCGCCGCCTGGATGAGGTGCGTCGGGACACGGCGATCGCAATCGGCCAGGAGATCGCCCGCCGCGTGATGTTGCTGCAGGACGTCGCCCGCGCCCACGGGCTGATCGGCGAGCCGCGATGAGCGCCGACAACCTGCCGCGCAGCGAGATGGCGCTCATCCGCCGCATGGACGCCGTGCGCGCCCTGTGCAAGCAGGCGCTCCGAGACGCCGACGAGGCGCCGGTCTACTCGCCGCAGGTCGCCGCCGCCAACTTCGCCGCCGAGGTGCGCGACGTGCTCGACGGCGGCGGGGAGGCAGGCGGATGAGCCTCTACACGACACGCCCGCTCACCACGTGGCCCGGCGGGGCGATGACCCGCGACCGGCGCCGATCACCGTTCCGGGCCTCGTGGTCCGCGACCATCGAACTGCTGGAGCGCGAGCTGTCCCACCTCGGCGCGCGCCACGTCGCGCTGGAACTCGCGTTGCGCGAGGACGAGATCCGCCTCGACGGCCTTCCGCGCGCGTCGGCCCGCCCCACGCACCCCGGCGTCGTCATCTCATTCGACAGTCGCCACGGCCCGCTGCGGTACGCGGTCGACGCGTTCACCACGTGGGAGGACAATCTGCGCGCCATCGCCCTCGGCCTCGAGTCTCTGCGCCGCGTCGACCGGTACGGCATGTCGAGCTCCGGGGAGCAGTACCGCGGTTGGCTCGCCCTGGAGGCCGGTCAGGGTGGACTAATCGAGCGTGGACGAGCGCTGATAGTCCACCACGGCAGTGTCGCCGCCGCCCTGAAAGCAACCCACCCGGACACCGGCGGCAACCCCGCCGACTTCGCGGCCGTGCAGGCCGCACGTGAGGCCGACGGATGACGCGCCCCTACGGCCACGTCTCCGTCGACGAGCAGGCCTGCCTGATCGCCCATGCCGTCGACCACCTCCACCGCTCAGACCATGAGCGGATCATGTTCGGCGCGCCGGCATGGCTCGCCCTCGATGCCCTCCGCGGATTCCGCGACTGGGTGACGTGGTGGGAATGGCTCGACGCCACCACGACGGCGCTCTATCTCGCCGTCGGTCGCGTCCTGCCAGGCCTCGCACGCGAGGCTGCGGGCACGGTCGGCGTCCTCGCGCATCGCGACGCCTACGGCCGCGCGGTGGCCCTTTACGACATCGAGGACCGCCGCGACCCGCGGGCACCGTGGCGGGCCCGCGCACGCCGCTTCGCCCGCGTCTGGCATCCCCCGCTGCGCGCCGGCCGGTGGGTGTGGGAGACGGGCCGCGTCGAGCAGCTCACCCTCGCGGTGGCCGCATGAGCCACTCGGATGACATCGCCCGTGTTGCCGACGCGATCCGCGTCGACCTCGCAGACGGCCAGTGGCACCACGCGGTCGGCCTCGGCGACTGGGCACCCGCCGCCACCGTCGGCGACGCCCTCAACCGACTCCTCGAGCAGGAGGTCATCGAGCAGGACATGAGGAGGCGCACCTACCGCCTCGTGCCGCAGCACGCCCGCCAGCTCTCCCTCGGCGAAGAGGGGAACGGCTAGATGGGCTACGTCCTCATCGACGACGGCATGGGTGAGCACCCCAAGATCGAGGCGCTCTCCGACAGGGACTTCCGCGCCTTCATCCGCGCGCTCTGCTGGTCCTCACGCCGACAGACCGACGGCCACATCCCGCCGCAGGTCCTCGGCGCCCTCCAGATGACCAAGGCCCAGGCCACCCGCATGGTCGACGCCGGCGTGCTGAACACCAACGGCGACGGTGGGTGGGTCATCCACGGCTACCTCGACCACAACCCACCCGCCGAACCGGAGGCCCGAAAGAAGTGGTTCGCGTCACGCCGCCAACGCAAACGCCGCGGCGCATTGGCAGACGCAGAGGGACAGGAGGGCTCATGGCCAGAGATCTGATCGCGTCACGCAGAACGTCACGCTTCTCGTCACGCCGATGTCACGCAAACCGTCACGCATATGTCACGCATACCGTCACACCAAGACGTGACGCGCATCGTGACGCCAGCGTGACCCTCGCGCGCGTAGCGCCCCCGCGCGCGCAGGGCAGCTCTTCCTCTAGTTCTAGAAAACCTCCCCCCCTGGGTTACGTCTTCCGTACACGCCGCGCCCGCACGCTCACGCCCGCCACCACCGGGAGGGGGATCGAATGACCATGGAGGAAACCCTCCAGGCCTGCGGCCGCGACATCGAACGGGCATGGCGGGCACGCCAGTGGACCGACGCCGACCGGCAGCTCTACACCCAGCACATGCGCCTCGTCTGCGACGACCCCGACGCCGTCGCGGACGGCGTCCGCGACGCCATCTCCAGCCATCCCGGCAACTTCCCGCCGCCGCCCGGCGACCTCTGCCGGTACATCGCCATCGCCCACAAACGCCGCCAGGACGCCATCGAGGCCGAAGCCGTCATCGCCCGGCAGGAGACGCGCCGACGGGAGAAGCCCCAGCCGGCCGAGCCGTGGCGCGGATGGCTCGCGATGGCCGCCACCCACGCCATGCTCGCCGACCGCGGCGCCCCCACAAACCCCTCGGCGACACTGCAGCCGTACCTCGCCCTCGTCCTCGACCTCGGCTACCGCAACCACCACGGCTGCGGCCCCTGGCGAGACCCCGAAGGCCGCCTCCACGCAGAAGACCCCGCCTACGACAAGACCCTCACCGCCACCGCCCTCCACGGCGCCGAACAGATCTGGCGCCAACACGGCATGCCGGCAGCACCCAACCCCAGCAGCCTGGTCGCCGCGTGAGGAAAGCCGACGCCGCCGTGCGCACCATCGCCGCCCAAGTGTGCACGGCGGCCGAACTCGAAGCGTGGGCGATGGAGGACCGCGGACTGTCACAACGCGCCATCGCCCACCACCTCGGCATCAGCCGCGCCGCCGTACGCGACCGACTCAACAACGCCGCACGCAAGATCGCACGGGCCCTCAACGACACGGAGGGCACGTGAGCCGCATGCTCGCCCGCATCGAACGCCACCGCCTCGCCGCCGAACACGCCCAACTCGTCGACCAGGCACTGCAGCAACACGGCGGCCCAGGCGGCGCACGCTCAGCACCCGCCGACGAACGCCGCCTCCGCGGCATCCCCGCCATCGGCCGAGGAGTCGCCGGCCACATCCCCGGCACACAACCCGAACAAGCAGCAACCCGACGCAGACGCAGTGGATGACATCCACCCACGCCGCTACACTCCAAGAGCGTGGACGTGAGTACCCCGCCCACCCTGCCCATGCGATAGCTATCTCGACGGCCCGCCTCACCCGGCGGGCCGCAGTCGTTCCATGGCCCTCATGAGACTCACACCCACCGGCGAACTCATCCCCGCCGACACGCCACGCCGAGACACCCGCCGCGGCCGCCACCGTGAGCCCGGCCGAGCATGGCGCTCCACCTCACGATGGCAGCGCCTCCGCGCCCAAGTCATCGCCGCCCAACCCTGGTGCAGCACATGCGGCGCCACCACCGACCTCACCGTGGACCACATCCACCCCGTGAGCCGCGGCGGCGACCCCTACGACCCCGCGAACTGCCGCACCCTCTGCCGGCGCTGCAACAGCGCCAAGGGTGCCGGGTGACCGTGCCCTGCCAGGACACCAATAGGGCCGCCCTGGGTGGGCGCACCCTGCCCACACATGTGGGGAGCGTGCCCTACCTGACCCCCTCTCGGGCCCCTGTAGGGGGGGTGGCCCCTACCCTCCCCGCCGTAGCTACACCCCGGTGTTCCCCCTCTCGCAGTGTGTACGGAACCGGGGTTTGGGGGATCCTGCCCTACTTCCAGGCGATGTTGGCCGGGTGGGGTGCCCGCCCTGCCACGGTGGGGAACGTGCACTGATGCCGCCGGCTCCGAAGCCGCGCGCGCAGCGTCGCCGGCGGAATGCCACTCCCGGGTCGGCGGTCCTCGACCCGTCGGTGAAGGTGAAGGCGCCGACCCTTCCCGGTGCGAAGGAGATGTTGGCGAGCACCCGCGCGTATTGGCGGCGCCTGTGGGCGAGCCCGATGGCGCAGCTGTGGCTCGATGCGGACGTGCCGGCCCTGGTGCGCCTCACCCAGCTGCACGACCTGACCACTCGCCAGTTCAAGGTGGTCGCCGAGGGGCCGATCCCGCGGCTGGACCTCACGAAGCTCTCTGATGGTGAGATCACGGTCATCTTCGACAGCCCGGTCACGGCCGCGCACCTCGCCGAGATGCGCCAGATCGAGGACCGCCTCGGCCTGTCTCCCCTGTCGCGTCGTCGTCATGGCTGGGAGATCGCCGAGCCCGACGATGACGCCGCCGCCGCCGATCGTGAGGATGAGTTGGAGAGCCGGCGGATGGCGCGGTTCGCGAAGGCGGCCGGCGAGTGAGCCTCACCGTGCAGGTGCGCCTCGCGCCGATCAACCTGCGCCGGACCCTCGGGCCGCTGGTGGTCGAGTGGATCGAGGCGAACCTCTGCCACGGCCCGGGTGACGTGCAGGGCCAGCCGTGGGAGCTCGACGACGAGCAGGTGCGGTTCCTGATGCGCGCCTACGAGATCGACGACGCCGGCCGGCGTGTGGTGCGCCGCAGCGTGTACTCCCGGCCGAAGGGCCGCGCGAAGTCGGAGCTGGCGGCGGGGATTGTCTGCGCGGAGGCCCTCGGCCCGGTGCGGTTCTTGGAGTGGGGTCCGTCCGGCTATCCGCGTGGCCGGCGGGTGCAGACGCCGATCGTGATCTGTGCCGCGACCGAGGAAGGGCAGGCGGACAACACCTATGGTGCCGCCTACGTGATGCTCCGTGAGGGCGCGATCGCGGACACGCCGGGCTTGGATGTCGGCCTGACTCGGACGTTCATCCCGGGTGGCGGGAAGATCTACTCGATCTCCGCCCGTGCCACGTCGAAGGACGGCGGCAAGGAGACGTTCGTCAACCTCGACGAGACGCACCTGTGGTCGTCGCCGGAGCTGCACCGTCTCGCCTCGACGCTCCGGCGGAACCTCGCCAAACGGAAGGCCGCCGAGCCGTGGTCGCTGGAGACCAGCACCATGTATTCCCCCGGGGATGACTCGGTCGCGGAGGGCTCCCACACGTTCGCGCAGGCGATCGCGAAGGGGAAGGCCCGCGACGACGGCTTCCTGTTCGACCATCTGGAGGCACCGGACCCCGACACGTGGGACTTCGACGACGACGACCAGCTGCGTGCCGCACTGCGTGTCGCCTACGGTGAGGCGTCCGAGTGGATGGACTTCGAGCGGCTGATCGCCGAGGCCCGCGACCCCGCGACGCAGCGCTCCGACTTCATCCGGTATTTCCTGAACCGGCCGGCGGCGAACACCGGCCGGATCTACATCTCCGCGGACCGATGGAAGGAACTCGGCGTTGCAGGCGACGGGGAGCCGGTGCCGACGCCGCTGGAGTTCATGCCAGAGGGCGGCCGGGTGTGCATCGGCATGGACGGCTCACGGAACTACGACACCACGGTGGTGGCGTGGGCCGGCCGTAACGGCGACCACATCGATGTCGACGCCCGCGTCTTCTCTGTGCGTAAGGACGCCCCACACCACGAGCTGCACGAGGGCGGCAAGATCGACTTCGACGCGGTGGAGGACTTCGCCGTCGACCGGTTCGACGTCTACGAGGTCGCCGAGGCGGCCTACGACCCGCGGTATCTGGTCCGCTCCGCCGAGCTCCTCGACCGGCGCCTGCCGGAGTCCCGCATCATCGAGGTCGAGCCGCAGTCCAAGCACATGCGCGACGCCCTGCTGGCGTTCTACACGCTGGTCATCGACGGCACCGTCCGCCACCGTGGAGACCCGGTGCTGCTCGCCCACATCGCCGCCTGCCAGGGGCAGGAGGACGAACGCGGCTGGCGGGTCTACAAGCTCAAGCAGTCCCGCCCGATTGACGCGGTGATCGCGATGGCGCTCGCCGTGTGGCGCGCCCAGGTCGCCAAGCCCGCCCCCAGGCCCTTCATCCTCGCCGGATAGCTGTGGTGCGCCTCATCGTCAGCCGGGTGGCACTCGCCGCCGGACTCGCCCTGCTCGTGACCGGTGTCGCCCTGGTGTGGATGCCGGCGGCGTTCATCGTCGCCGGCCTCGCCGTGGCCGGCGGTGCGGTTGTCGCGATCGGCGGTGAGCGGTGAGCGTCCTGACGCGCGGCTTGATGCGCGCACTCGGCGCCGAGGTGAAGGGCACCGGTGTCGGGCCGAGCCTGTCGGACTGGCCGTGGTCGACGCTGCCGCCGCCGTCGTTCCTCACCGCCGGCATGGGTGGCAGCATCGAGCAGGCCGTCGGCCTGCCGGCGTGGCTGTCGGTGATCCGCCGGATCGCCCACGGTGCGGGCATGAGCCCGCTGATCGTCTACCGCGGCGAGCGGGAGGACCGTGAGCGGGCCCCCGATGCGTGGCAGTGGCGGCTCATGCACCACGCCCCCGGCGATCGGCGCGTGCCGTTCAACCTCGGCGGCGATGCCGCCGCCTGCCTGGCGGCGTGCGGGAACGCGTACCTGCGCAAGATCACCGTCGGTGCCGGCGACCGCCGCCGCGTCCGGGAGCTGCTGGTCCTCGACCCGCGCCGCTGCACGCCGCGCCGCTCGACCACCGGGACGATCGTCTACGACGTCACCTACGCCGGCGGCACCACGGTGATGTCGGCCGAGGAGATCATCCACGTGCGGGATCTGCAGTTCGGCGACTCGGGACTCGACGCCGACCTGGAGGGCGTCTCCCCGATCGGCACGCTGCGTGTCGCGGTCGGCACCGGCAGGCAACGCCAGGCGTGGGAGCGGGCGTACTTCTCAAACGACGCCAGACCTGGAAGCGCGGTCAAGTTCCCGCAGGACCTCGGTGAGGCCGAAGCCAAAGCGTTCCTGGATCTGTGGAACGCCAGCCACCGCGGGCCGGAGAACGCCGGGAAGGCCGCGGCGCTCGGCGGTGGCGCCGACCTGGTCACCATCCCGCCGATCAGTCTCGCCGACGCGCAGTTCGTCGAATCGGAGCGGCTCACCCTGCAGACCATCGCCGGCCTGTACGGCATGCCGCCGTCGCTGGTCGGTGACACTTCGGAGGGCGGGCCGACCGGTGAGGACGCCCAGATCCAGTTCGCCGTGTTCTGCCTCGGCCCGGTCGTCACCCCGCTCGAGCAGGCCCTCAGCGCGGACCCTGACCTGTTCCCCGATGACGGGGAGCCGATGTTCGTGGAGGCGCTCACCGACGCCCTGGTGCGCCCCGACATGAAGACCCGCGTGGATGCGTACCGCCAGTACCGCCAGGGCGGGATCTACACCGCCAACGAGATCCGCCGTTTCGACAACCAGCCGCCGCACCCCGACGGCGACGTCCTGCAGGTCACCCCCGTCGGCGGAGAGAGCAACCCCGGCGCCGGCGGCGGAGACGGCACGGGCGGCACGGGCAGCGATGACGGCAGCGACAGCGGGACAACCGGCGATGACGTCGGCACTCGGGGCGCGCCGACCGAAGCCGAGCGCGTGAAGATCATGGCCGACATCGCCCTCGGCCTGTCCCGTCTTGGACTCGCGAACAGCTATGGCCTGTTCAACCCCGACTCCCTGCGCCATATCGCCGCGGCCGCCGACCCCGAGCTAATCGCCGAGCCGCCGGCCGCACCCGCCGTCCCCGACGCGACCACACCCCAGGAGGAGGGCACCGATGCGTGACCATGACCATGAGATCAAGGCCTTCCGCATGGAGGTCCGCGAGGTCGACACCGATGCCGGCGAGTTCGAGGGCTACGCCGCCGTCTTCGGGAACCGCGACAGCTACGGCGACGTCATCGAGCCGGGCGCGTTCGCGAAGACGATTGCCGACAAGGCAGGCGTCTTCCCGGTGCTGTGGCAGCACGACTCGTGGGAGCCGATTGGCGTCTCCACCGAGATGACCGAGGACGACATGGGCCTCTACGTGAAGGCCGCCGTGAGCCGCGAGGTCGCCCGCGGCCGGGAGGCACTGGGGTTGATGAAGCTCGGCGCCCTCACGGGCCTGTCGATCGGCTTCCAGACGATCCAGCAGCGCCTCGACGCCGGGGTGCGATACCTCACCGAGATCAAGCTGTGGGAGTTCTCCACGGTCACCTGGCCCGCGAACGAGCTCGCGCTCGTGACCGGGGTCAAGGGGCGCGACCGCGCCCTCAAGGCACTCCACGACGCCGAGCGGGCCACCGCCGAGTCGGGAGCCGCCAGCACGCTCGCCGGGCCGGCAGAGGCCACCCTGCGCGCCTTCATGTCCGACCTGAAGAAGGAGCACTGTCGTGCCTGACATCGACAAGCAGCTCCTCGAAGAGCTGAAGCAGACGGTGGGCGAGCACCTCGACCCGCTGCGCACGGCCATCGAGGAGGAGAAGACCGCGCGGGGAGAGATCACCGCGGAAACCAAGGCCGCCGTCGAGCGGGTCAACGACCGCCTCGACCAGTTGGAGGCCGACGCGAAGAAGGCCGCCCTCGTCACGCAGCGCGCCGATGCCGCCCGTGAGCGCACCGAGGAGCAGAAGGCGTTCGAGGTGTTCGTCCGCAAGAGCGGAGCGGGCGCCGACGAGGTGAAGGCGCTGCAGGTCGGCGACGACACCGGCGCCGGGTTCCTCGCCCCCACAGAGTTCGTCGACGAGATGCTCAAAGGCGTCGTCGAGTTCTCGCCGATGCGCCAGCTGGTTCGCGTGCTCTCCACGTCGGCGTCGTCGGTGAAGTTCCCCAAGCGCACCGGCAGCGTCTCGGCGCGGTGGGTCGGGGAGACCGAAACCAAGACGACCTCCGAGCCGAGCGTCGGCCTGGAGGAGATCCCCACCCACGAGCTGTACGCCATGGTCGACGTGTCGAACTGGCTCCTGGAGGACGCCAGCTTCGACATCGAGGGCTGGCTCCGTGAGGAGGTCGCCGAGCAGTTCGGCGTCGCCGAGGGCACCGCGTTCGTGACCGGCAACGGGTCGAAGAAGCCCGAGGGCATCCTCGACGCGTCCTCCGGCATCGATGCGTCCCTGGAGACGGCCGCCTCCAACGTCATCGCCGGGGACGACCTGATCAAGCTTTTCTTCTCCCTCAAGGGCGCCTACACGGCGAACGCGCAGTGGGTCATGAACCGGACCACCATCCGGGACGTGCGCCTGCTCAAGGACGCCGTCAACGGCAACTACCTCTGGCAGGCCGGCCTCTCGGGGCTCGCCCCGGCGACGATCCTGGACCGGCCCTACAACGAGGCGCCGGACATGCCGCTGGCATCGGTCGACAATGCGAAAGTCATTGCCTTCGGCGACTTCCGCCGCGGCTACGTCGCCGTCGACCGGATCCAGACGGCCGTGCAGCGTGACCCGTACACGCAGGCCGCCGACGGGATGGTGCGGTTCATCTTCCGTCGCCGCCTCGGCGGGCAGACGGTCGTGCCGGAGGCCATCAAGATCCTCAAAGCCAAGGCCTAGTCAACCGCGGACCCCGCTGCTCGCGGCGGTGTCCCACGCTTCGCAGAAAGGAGCGAACGTGCGCGATCTTCACAACAGCATCGACGTCGCGGTGACGCTGGCCGCGGCCTCCGTGGACGCACCCGCGGACGGAACCGGGATCGACCTGTCCGACGCGAACGCCGCCGAGGTCATCATCGCCCTCGGCACCATCGGAGGGACGGACACGCCGGGCTTCACCGTGCAGGTCCAGGAGTCCGACGAGGCGGCCGCGAACTTCACCAAGGTCGCCGACGATGACCTGCTCGGCGGAGGCGGGGAGATCGCCGTCGCCGCCGCCAACGACGCCCAGGCCCACACCCGCGGCTACATCGGCAACAAGCAGTACGTGCGTGTCGCTGTCACCGCGGAGACGGGCACCAACCCGGCGATTCCCATGTCGGCGGTGGTCGTGAAGCACCGGCTGCGCCACATCGGCACCGCCGCCTAGTAGGAGACGAACGCATGGCGCCGCTCGACCGGATCGACCCGATCGTCCGGTCGGCGGCCCCTGCCCACGAGAGGAGCACCATGCGTGTCCGCATGGCCGAGGACCGCACCGCGGCCCTCGACGGCATCAACGCCACCGCACTGACCGCCGGAGACGTGTACGACCTCCCCGATTCCCTCGCCGAGCGGTATGTCGAGGTCGGCGCCGCCGAGGCTATGGCGGCCGGTGGTGTCGTCGAGGCGGTGCCAGATGAGGCCACGGCCGACGAGCCGGACCTGGAGGACCGCTCAGACGGCCCGCCGCCTGAGAACAAGCCCGCCGCCAAGCGCGGCGCGAGGTCGCGTAAGTAGCCGTGGCACCCGACCCGATCGACCTGTGCACGGTGGAACAGGTGAAAGCCGCCCGCCGTGACACGTCCACCACGTTCGATGTCCTCACCCAGGCGATGGTCACGGCTGCCTCCCGGCGGGTGATGACCTGGACCGGCCGTCGCATAACGCCGCTGGATACCGCCGCGACTGTCCGCAGCTTCGGTGCCGTCGCTATCGCAGGCGCCTGGCGGATCGATGACCTGTCGGCGCCGCCCACCGCGGTGACGATCGAGGACGCGGATGGTGTGACCGTCGCGACGCTCGATGTCGCCGATGTGGTCTGCCTGCCGCGGAACCGCGAAGCGTGGCAGCCGATCGACCGGCTCCTCATCCGTCCCTCAGCGACGGCACCGGCGGCCGGTCAGATCATCACCGTGACCGGCCTGTGGGGATGGCCGGCGATCCCCGCCGATGTCCGGCAGGCGGCGATCGAGACGGCATGCGAGTGGTTGAAGCTGCGTCAGGCCCTCAGCGAGCCGAGCCCCGACCAGTTCGAGCCGGGGACGCCGCCGATCCGTGACCTGCCGTGGATCGCCCGGAACCTGCTCCTGCCGTATCGACGCCTCGGGGTCGTCTGATGGCGACCGTCAACACTCGCTCCGGCGCGTCGCGGACGTTGATCTCGATCAAGGTCCGCGACGAGCAGGCCCGCGCCGGACTGAAGGCCGCTCGCCGAGAGCTGAACAAGGACACGAAGGGGCTGATGCTCGACATCGCGACGCGGCGTGTCGTCCCGCGGGCGCGCCGGTCCGCGCCGAGCATCATCGCGTCGAGCGTCATCGCCCGTGCCACCACCCGCTCCGTCTACCTCACCACGAAGGCCCGCGGGATGAACCGCCGGATCTTCGGCCTGCTCGAGTTCGGCGGCACCGTGAAGGGCGTCATCACCCACGGCCCTGATGTCGGCGCGATCCACTTCTCCGCCGGCGGCGGCGACGTGTTCGTCCGGTACGTGAAGACGCCCCGCAAGTACGCCGCGAAGGCGTTCCTGCGTCGGGCGGTTGACCGTGAGCGCCGCGGGTTCCTGCGGGAGCTCGACCGCAAGCTCCCCGGCCTGATCCAACGCCACGTCGACGGCGGCATCGCCGCCAGAACCCTCAACTAGAGGCCACGCAGATGCCGACGACCGACCCCGGCGCGAAGCTCGGGGCGATCGCCGCTGCCCTGGCCACCTGCTTCGGCCGGATCGACGGTGTCGCCGTGTTCGACCACGAGCCCGTCGGGAGCGAACTGCCGACGCCGTGCATCCTCATCGGCACGCCGGAGCTGCAGCGCTCCGAGATCGACGACTCCGAACGCCAGCTCGGCTCCGACGACTGGCGTCAATCGTGGGCCGTGACTTTGCAGGTGTCGATGCACGAGCCCGCCGAAGCGCAGGCCGACATCCGCCGTCTCCTCGGGGAGATGGTCTACGAACTTGACGCCGACTGGACCCTCGGCGGTGAGGCCGTCGAGGCGCGCCTGGTCGCCGGCCGTGTCGGCTACGGCGACGCCGCCCGCAATCCCCGCCTGATCATCGCCGAGTGCGACGTCCAGGTGCTGTCCCTCATGCCCAGGAACTAGGAGGCCCCTGTTGTCCACCACGACCCACAACGCGGAGCGCATGGTGGTCGGCGAGGCCGACCTGCGCCGGCAGGCCGATGAGGCCACTCCGGCGGCCGCTCCTGCACGCGCCCCGCGCCGGTCCCGCCGGCAGTCGACCCCCGAGCCGCCGCCGGTGACACGCGCGGCCGCCGATGAGCCCCAGGAGGACCCGTCATGAGCGACAACGTCGCGATCCGGTTCGAGGAGACCGCCCGCTATGAGGGCGCGCCGATCATCGCCCCGTACCGGCTCTCCTCAATCGAACATTTCTTCCCGGTGACCTCGGCTGCGGTGCGGCCGGCGCCGTCGCTGATGGACCGCTCCGACGAGGTCCGCGGCCATCTGTCCCCGACGGCGCAGATCGTCGAGTCGTTCGCGCCGACCGGCACGGTGAACGTCCGCGGCTATGGGCCGCCGGCGGTGGTGCTCCTGCATGCCGCCGGGTTCAACATGACGGTGCAGGCCGGGGAGGGCGTGAACGCCGAGCACGAGTTGGCGATCACCGGCACGCCGACCGGCGGGACGTTCACCATCACGGTGTTCACGGAGACCACCGGCGACCTGCCATACAACGCGACCGCCGCGCAGGTGCAGCGCGCCCTGCGCAAGCTCCCCTCGGTCGGCAACGACGGGGTGGTGTGCACCGGTACGGCACTGCCGACCGGGCCGATCACGATCGCATGGCAGGGCCGTCACGCTGCTCAGACCGTGGCCGTCGGGACGACCACCGACTCCCTCACCGGCGGGACGGCGCCGACGAGTGCGATCACGAGCACCGTCACCGGCTCGACCGGCGGCGTGCTCACCCCGGCCGGCACCGGCGTCCCCGTCGGCGCGTACCTGTGGACGTCGGCGAAGCGCACCGGCAACCAGGCGAAGACGTTCGACATTCGCGCCTCCTATGAGGGCAACAGCGTCTTCAAGCAGGGGCAGGGCTTCGGCGTGTCGCAGCTGTCGTTGGATGCGATGGCGACCATGCAGGCCACACTCCTCGGTCTGGTCCACCAGGAGATCGACGACCCGGCGCTGTCCCCGTCGTACCTCACCAGCGAGGTCGCCCCGTGGCTGTCGCGTGATCTGGTGGTGACGTGGCGCGACGGCTCCGGGAACGTGTCGGACTTGTCCGCCTCGATCGCGAATCCGATCGTCGCGATGCGCGACTACGGCCGCCGGTCCGCGTTCCCCGGAACGATGCGCTACGACCAGGGCTACACGACGGTCACCGGGTCGGTGAACACCGACGCCCTCGACGTCGACGACGAGGAGTCGCTCCTCCTCGCCGACCGCTTCGCGGCCTCCGCGCACTGGCGCTCCCAGTCGACGGTCGCCGCGACAGGCGCGCCGTACGAGATGTGGCTGGAGATGCCCGCCTGCCAGATCGTCGGCGGGACCGGCGCAGACGACATGACCGCCCGCCGTAACCACTCCGGCGCGTACGAGTTCATGGCCGCCTACGACGAGACCGCCGGCTACGACGCGAAGTTCTCCGTCGTGTGCGGCCTCGCCGCGATCGAGGCATACGCATGAGCCGCCGTGTGATCACCGCCGGCGACCAGACGTTCACCCCCCGCAAGGAGACCTACTCGGTGATCCTCGCGCGGGAGGAGCAGGCCGCCAAGGAGGGCGACCTGCGCGACGTCGTGAACGGCTACGCCACGCGCATCACCCACGCGAACCAGCGGATGGTGGACCTCGCCGACGGTGATGGCGCGTTCGACACGGAGGCCCTCGCGGCGATCCAGGCGGAACTGCACGACCTGCGCGCCCAGCACCACGCCGCCTCCACGGAACTGTTCATGTTCCGCCTCGGCCTGCTCGCCCAGCGCCTCGATCCGACGCCGGACGTGCAGCTGCTCCTCGACCACTGGGACGACCAGGACTACGAGGCGGCGATGGAGATCCTGGACGCGCGCCCTACCAGCCAGACCCCGACGGGCTAGCCGGGGTCTGGCGGGAAATGGGGATGCTGCTCCACGCCGGGGTCCCGGTGGAGATCGCCCGCGGCCTCACACGCGCTGAGGCGGCCGCTCTCGTGGAGGGCCTCAACGATGCGCGCCGTCGCGAGCAGGCAGCGCAGGCCGCGGCGGCCGGAGGGATCGGCTGATGGCACGCCGCGGCGGCGTGAAGGTCTACATCGATGGCGACACGACCGGCCTGAACCGGGCGCTGTCCACTAGCGAGGGCCGCATCGGGAAGTTCGGGCAGGTCGGCACCCGCGCCCTGCGCGGCATGACCACCGCGGCCCTCGCCCTCGGCGCCGCGGCCGGCGCCGGGATCGTCTACTCGGTGAACGCCGCCTCGGATCTCGGCGAGGAGATCGATAAGACCGGCGTCGTCTTCCGGAAGTCGGGGAAGGATGTCGCGGAGTGGTCGAAGACGACCGCCGACGCGTTCGGCATCAGCCGCCGGCAGGCCCTCGCCTCCGCCGGGATCTTCGGGAACATGCTGGTCCCGATGGGCCTCGCCCGGGACCGGGCGGCGGAGATGTCCAAGACGATGGTTGGCCTCGCCGGCGACATGTCGTCGTTCAACAATGCGTCCCCCGAGGAGACCCTCGACGCGTTGCGGTCCGGCCTCGCCGGTGAGACGGAACCGCTGCGCCGGTTCGGCGTGTTCCTCGACGCCGCCCGCGTCAAGCAGGAGGCGTTGAACCTCGGCCTGTACGACGGCACCGGCGAGGTCACCGCCGCAGCGAAAGCGCAGGCGACCTATGCGTTGATCCTGAAAGACACGAAGGACGCGCAGGGGGATGCGGCCCGCACCGGCGACCAGTTGGCCGGCGGCATGCGGCGCCTGAAAGCTCAGGCCGACGACGTCTCCACGTCGCTCGGCACGATGTTCATCCCGCCGTTGGAGTCCGGCCTGGCGTTCGTGAACCGTGAGGTCCTGCCGGGCCTGCAGAGCGCCGCGGATGACCTCGCGGCGGTGTGGGCGCGGCCGGACATCAGCCCGAAGGCGGCCCTCGAAGAGTCGTGGCGGGTCATCGAGGCGACCGGCTTCCCCGACGCCGCGAAGGAAGCGATCTATCAGGGCATCACGATCGCGGCGACGAACGCCCCGAAGGTGTTCCTGCGGGGCCTGCAGGAAGCCCCATGGCCCGCCAAGGCCGTCCTCGCGGGGATCTTCCTGGCGAAGTTCGGCCCCGGGTTGCAGCTCGCCGGGGCGGGCCTCGGGAAGATCCTCGGCCGGAGCGCCGGGACCGGATCTCTCGGAGCGGGTGGCGCGTCGGGTCTGGCGGCCGCGGGCAGGCCGGTGCCGGTCGTCGTCACGAACCCCGGCTTCGGTGGCGCGGCCGGGCGGGCGGGCGCCGCGGGGACGGTGGTGGCGACCACTGCCGCGGGGCGGCGGATCCCGATGGTCGGCGGTGTCCCCGCCGGCGGCCTCATCCCGGGTCTCGTCCCGACGGCATCCCCCGGCATGTGGAGTCCGACGGCGCGTGCGGTCGCCGGGCGTGGCCTGCAGGGCGCCGCCGCCGGCATCGGCGTCGGCTCACTCGCCTACATGGGCCTGTCCGCCGCCGGTGCCCCAGGTGGCCTGTCGTCGGTGCTGTCGGGTGTCGCCGGTGGCGCCGCGACCGGTGCGACGATGGGGGCAGCCGCCGGCCCGTGGGGAGCCCTGGCGGGTGGACTCGCGGGTGCCGCCGTTGGTGGCCTCACCCAGGGCTTCCGGCAGTTCAGCGGGTCCGGCGAGATCGACAAGATCGCCGAGCGGACCGCGAAGGTCACCGAGCGCCTCTCGAAGGGCCTCTCTGAGGAGAGCCGCAAGACCATCGAGCGGGACGTCCGCCGCGCCCAGGAGGCCTATGCCCGCCTGGAGAGGGTCCGCGGCCGGAACATCATGGAGGGCACCGGTGCGGGCTTCCTGCCGCCGTCGGTGGTCGCGGAACGCCGCCGCCGTCAACTGGAGGCAGAGGCCGGGCCGCGGAATCAGCTCGAAGGCGCCCAGCGCACCGTCGGGTTGCGTGTCGCGAAGGAGTTCGTGGCGGGCCTCGACGCCGGCGCCCAGTCGGTCACGCAGGCGGACCTGTGGAAGGCCGTCACGAAGCGCTTCGACGGGATGGGCGAGGAGGGACGCAAAGCCGGCGCCGCGACGGTCATCAAGTGGGCGCAGGCCGCCGAACGGGAAGGCCGCGTGCCGCGCGGCACCGCCGACAAACTCGTGAAGGATCTGCGCCGCAAGTACGGCGAACTGGAGGACGCCCTCCCGCAGAGCGCCCGGAAGGCGGTCCGCCAGTTCGACGCGGAGCTCGGGTCGAAGTCCGCGACGCGCAACGCCGGCCGCGTCCTGGACTCCCTCAAAGAGTCGTTCTCGGATGCGCCGCGGTTCACGAAGACGACGATGGACAACGTCGGCCGCCAGTACGCCCGCGCGATCGACTTCCTCACCGCGAAGTCGAAGTCCGGCACCGACCTCGAGAAACGCAACGCCCGGCGGCTGCTCGCCGAGGTGAAGGATGCGTGGGCGAAGGTCGGCGCCGCGAACCGCGAACTCGGGAAGTCCTATGACGCCCCGCGGGCCGCGGCGGGCCGTCTGAAGCTCGCCCTGCAGGGTGCGGCGTCGGCGGCCGTGTCGGCGTGGTCGAGCGCGGCGTCCTCCATCGAGTCGTCGACGTCGCAGCTCGCCGACGACATCGAGGCGGCGATGCGGCGCATCGACGATGCCAGCAGCCGGCGCCGTAACCCCGCCGGCCCCGGCGCGGCGGGTGGCGGGTTCACCGGCTGGACGCCCGGCGTCTACACCGGCCGCGACCCGTACATGCTGCGCGTCGACGGCGACGAGGCGATCCTCAACCCCCGCCAGCAGGAGATGATCCCCGGCGGCCGATCCACGTTGGAGCGGATCTTCGCGTACACGGGCGGCGCCCTCGGCGGCCGCGGGTTCGCCGCCGGTGGCTACGTGTCGCAGGCCTACCAGCGGGCCGTCGACCAGCTCGGCGAGCCGTACGGCAAGCCGCCGATGTCGCGCACCGGCCCCGACTCGTGGGACTGCTCCGGCTATGCCACATTCGTCGCGGGGGTGAACGTCGGTGGCAGCACCGCGACCGCCTACCCGCAGTCGTCTCCAGCGCGCGGCGGCGAGGCGATCGTCTGGGGGTTCCGGAAGTCCCACTCGGGCGGCTACCGCGGCGGCTACGACGAACACATGGGCGTCGGAGTCGTCGACTCGAAGGGCCAGCGGCGGTGGTTCGACGCCGGCGGCGGCGGCGTGCAGTCCGACGCGAACTCCACCAGATGGGAGGAGGTCCGCGTCCCGCGCGGCCTGGAGAACCTGACCGCGGACTCCGACCCGGAACTCCAGGACACCAAGGGCAACACCCGCGGTGAGGGCACGCCGCGCACCGAGCTGGTGAGGGCGTTGAAGGCGGCGGGCATCACCGGCAGGCAGGCCACCGGCATCGTGAACCGCACCCTCGGGGCGGGCGCCGACATCATCGGGATGGTGTCCGCCCGTACCGGCGCCGGGGATGGCCTCGCCGCCACCGCCGCCCTGAGAGCCGCCGATCAGTTCATCAAGCCATCCCGCGGGATCAAGACCGACCCCGAGCGTGAGGATGCCCTGATCGCGGGTGCCGCCGACAAGGCCGAGGCGCGCGCCCTGCGAAAGGATCTCGCGGTGGTGCAGGCCGCCCTGCGTCGCGTCGCCGCCGCCCAGAAGAGGCTCCGCGCCGACGAGAAGACTCTGTTGAAGCGACCCGCGGGGAAACGCAAGCGGGCGTTGAAACTCGTGCGTGCCGGTGCGGCGAAGCTGCGCCAGCAGCACCAGGCGCTCATCGAATCCGAGACACACGTCCTCACCCGCCTCGCGGAGATCGGCGAGACCGCCGCCCGCCTGCGCGCCGAGATCCAGACCGAGGGTCTCCTCGATGAGATCGAGGGCATCGGCGATGTGATCTCGGTCGCCGGCCGCGACGATTCCCTCCAGGACAAGCAGACCGCCAAGGCCGCCACCGCCCAGGCAGCCGCGGAGGGCATCACGAACCCGCAGATGATCGAGGCGTTCTCCGAGCGGGCCGTCCTCGACCGCCGCAAACAGGAGATCGACGGCCTCGCCGGGCAGGTGAAGGCCCTCTACGACAAGGTCGTCGCCGAGCAGGCCCGCCTGCGTAAGAACTGGGCGATCCAGTACCGGAACCTGCAGCGCACCCCCCGCAAGAAAAAGGCACAGCGGCAGAACTACCGGGATGCGATCGCCCGGATCAACGCCGCCCTGGAGATCCTCGACGGCCAGGAGGTCGGCCTGCTGGAGCAGTACCACGACCTGCGCGCCCAATCCACGGAGCTGGGCTTCGACATCGGCGAGTTGAACGCCCAGATCACCAGCATGCCGCGCCTCGACCCGGCACTCGCCGTGGATGCCCCCACCGAGGCGGACTACCTGGATGCCGAGATCGCCCAGGCGGGCCTCACCGAGACCCTCGACGATGATCTGGCCGCCGCCGAGAAGGCCGAGGCGGCCGCAGAACGCACGTACAACGCCGCCAAGCAGAGCGGCGACCCGCGGCAGATAAGGGACGCCGCGAACGCCCTCGTGGCCGCCCGGTCGCGTACGAGCAGCATCAAGGAGGCGATCAAGGACCTCACCAAAGCCACGAAGGAGCAGACCGAGGAGGAACGCCGGGCAAAGCAGGAGCGTGATGCTGCCCTGCGCCGCGCCGACTTCGGCGACGCGTTCATCCGCACCATGTTCTCCCCCGGCGACATCAACTCCGGTGGCCGGTTCGCGGGGGATGCCGCCGGCGGCGTGGTGAACCTGAGCGTGAACACGCTGCTGCCGTCCGATCCGCGGACCCTTGAGGCGATCCAGCGGGCCCTGTCGTCCGCCGGCTGGAACTCCGGTGCGCGGCTCACCAAGTCGACCTTCGTGGGGCTCTGATGCTGCTCTCCCTCACCCCGACCGGCGGCGACGAGTACGTGGTCATCGCCGAGGGCGCCACGTCGGACCCGCATGGCTTCGTGCTGCAGGCCCAGGACTGGGGGAACGCGGCGTGGGAGCACCAGTTCTCCGGGCCGCGCGGCACGCAGGGCGCCCGGCCTTCGCAGGGGGTGCCCGCGAACCGGACGGTGCGCCTCCAGTTCCGCCTCTACGGCAGCTCGACGGATGACCTCGCCGCCAGGATCGCGGAGATCGAGTTGGTGATGGAGGCGCTGCGCCGCCGCGGCGGGACGATCACCCGCCGCGCCCACGGGCAGACCTACCGCCAGCACTTCGAGGTGTTGACCACGAACGGCCTGCAGGCCGGCGAGTGGGCGCCGGTCGCCGACACCCGCTACATCCTCTCCCCGATCCTCGAGTTCGTGTGCGCGCCGTATGCGCTGGGCGACCCGATGGCATGGCAGGACGTGTTCGCGGACGCGGACACGCTCGACGACTACGAGGTGGCGCAGGGTGCCGCTTCCGCGTTGGAGGCATCCGGCGGGCTGCTGCGGGTGAAGGCCACCGGCGGGCACATGCTCGTCGACGCCCGCCGCGGCTACTCGTATGGCGACGTGCAAGTGTCGACAGCAATCAGGTGGCAGTCGTCGGCGTCGCTCACGCGCCGCTGGGGGGCCATCCTCCGCTACCAGGACGCGGACAACTGGGTCGCGGCGACGTTGGAGCAGGACGGCGCGGGCACCTACTACGGTCGCGTCCGGCAATGCCAGGCCGGTGTCCAGGCGGTGCTCGCCGAGGGGTCGTTCGGGTCGATGACCACCGAGCGCGTGTGGATCGTCGGACGCATCGCCGGGCGGACAGCCCAGGTGCAAGTGTCGAAGCTCGCCAATTCGCCCGCCCCGCCGCCGTCCGGGCCGCTGCACCCTGTCGACGGCATCGTGGTCGTGTCAGCGTCGGCCACGATCGGCGGCACGTTCCCGCTCATCGAGCCGGGCGGCTCCGGCCGGGTCGGCCTCTATGCGTCACCGGCGGACGCCGCCGGTGGCGACGGGTGGGAGGAGGTGCGGGTGCAGCCGCTCATGCTGACCGGCTCCGGCACCGTGAACATGATCCGCGGCGCGCTGCCGCTCGGCTGCGAGATCCCCGGCACCGCCCCGGCGCTCGCCGACGTGTCGGTCATCCGCGCAAACGAGTCGACCGGCGGCGCACCACGGTTCGCGCTCATCGGATGGGCGCCACACCGCTCCGGCCGTAACCTCGTCGGGAACGGCGACTTCGGTACGACAGGTGGGACTGGCGCCGCCGGGTGGGTGTCGACAGCCGTCACCGGCCTCCATGCGGCGGCCGACCTGCCGGTCGCCCCCGGCGGTAGCGGCGTCGGCGTCCTGTGGATGTCCACGACGCTGAACTCCGGCGCGTCGATCCCGCTCGGCGTGCATGTTGCGGCAGGCGATCGCATCACCGCGCGCGTCGACGTGCGGCGGACTGCCGCCACGCCCCACCCGGTCATCCAGGTGGTGCTCGGCGTCAGCGGGGACCTCGCCGTCTCCGCGGATCACGACACGACACCGGACGCCGACTGGCACACCGTCGAGGTGACATGGCAGGCGGCGGCCGCAACGGATTCAGCGTCGCTCGTGGTCAGGGCCGCCGGTACCGTCGGTGGGCTCGTCGAGATGCGCCACGTGCAGGCATGGCCATCCCACGACGAACCGTCGATCCCGTCCCAGCGTGACGGCCGCGGCGCGCATGGCCCCCTGTCGATCATCCGTGTGGCTGACCCCGGCGGCCTGACGGTCGCCTCGTCGGCGGGCGGCACCCTCTCCTATACCGCGTCGGGCGTGTCGCCGCTGCTGCCGTCGAGCGTGCAGATGGTGCCGACCGGCGCCGGTCACCTCGCCGTGTCGGCGCTCATCGACCCGAACCTCGTCGGACCCGACGACTATGCCGACGGGTCCCTCGACGTTGAAGTGTGGCTCCGTGCCGCCGCAACGTCGACGGTCGTCGGCCCGCGGTGTGCCGTATGGGCGGGGCATCCCGCGGCGGCGTACGACACCGACGCGCTCGGCGGGCGGCGTGCCGTCGCACCGTGGGGCCTCACCGGGAAGCCGATCGTGCAGCCCGGCTATTGGCGCCTCTACCGCATCGGCGTCCTCAGCCTCGACATCAACCCCGGCAACCCCGCCCCGTGGCGGGTCACGGCCCGCATCGCATGGGCGGCCGGGTCGACCGGCAGCGTGAACATCTCCGGGCTGATCCTCGTCCCGGCCCGGTCGCGTGCGCTCACCCCGACCGGCGTCGTCCTCTCCGAGGGCGGCTATCCGGCGTTCATCGCATCGGCGGGCGGCGACGGGCTCACCATCGTCAAACGCATCGCGTCGGACGGCTCCGGGTCCGTGTCGGCGCCGCCGGTGCCCGGCGAGTTCGCCGACCACGGCCTCGGCGGCAGCCTCCTCGAGTTGCCGACGGGCCGCGTAGACATGCTCGCCGTGTTCGCCGACCAGGTCCCCGACGACCCCACCCCCGTGGCGGCGAGCCACGTCGGGCATCCATCCCATCTCGCGATCGCAGTGTCGCCCACCCCCCGGTGGGGACACCTGCGCGACATCTGACCCATGTGGGCGCCGACGCTCTCCACGACACGCAGTCCCTCCGCGCCGCACGCCCACCCGCGGTCGGTGGAGGAGTCGATCATCCTCCGCTCGGAGGGCGGCCAGTGGATGGTCGTCGGCCAGGGCGCCGCCCGCGGCATCGTCCACGAGGGCCTGTCCCTGTCCGCCGACCGCGGCGGCCCTTCCACGTGCAGCTTCACGCTTAAACGTGACCCGGGTGTGAGCTGGCCTGACCTCTCCCCGTACAACGAGGTACTGGTCGAGATCGGCGGGGTGCGCGTGTGGTCCGGGCGGATGCGTGAGGCGCCGGGGCAGTCCGGGGCGTCCAACACGATCAGCTTCACCGGCTCCGGCTGGCAGTCCCACCTCGATGACGACCTGCTCGCGATGGGCTGGGTGCATACCCGCCTCGGCGACTGGGTGGACGCATCGACGCTCGGCCGCGGCACCGGCACCGCTGGCACGGTGACCCCCGGTATCGGCACCGTCACGAACGACGCCGGCAGCATCCTTGTCGGTGTCGGCGCGGGCGTCGTCCTCAAGAGCGGCACCCATCCGGCACGCATCACACTCGACCTCGGCGAGCGTCACCCCGGCGCCCACTACGTCGCATTCAACGTCAGCATGGACCGCGCCGAGGCTGGTAGCGAGCTGTGGTGTCATGGGCACACCGACCCCGTCTCGGTGAACACCGGGCAGGCATGCGACGCGATCAGCTCGTGGAACATGACCAGCGGTACTAGGTACACCCGCGGCGGTCCCTTCGCCGCGGGCTACCGGTACGTCTCGCTATCGGTTTCCCGCCCCGCCCTTGGCGACCAGACCGCCGCCGCCGACGGCCACCTGTACCGCATCCATTGGATCACGGTCACACGTGACCCCGCTGGCTACCCGTCCGGGTGCCCCGCCTCGACGGTGGTGCGCGACGTGCTCGACTCGGGCTCCCTGCCGCGCCTCTCCCGCGACAAGAGCCGCATCTTCACCACCGGCCTGCCGATCCCGGACTACTGGCCGCAGGGCTTCCAGAGCCCGCGTGAACTCATGGAGCCGGTGAACGCCTTCCATGATTGGCACCTCGGCGTCGACGTCGACCGGCGCGTGTTCTTCGAGCCACCGAGCGACCTGCCGACGGTGGAGATCGGCGAGTGGTCCGGCGCCGAGTTCGCCGACGCCTCCGCCGGGTCGGGTGAGGACGTCTACAGCAAGGTCATCGTGCAGGCCAGCGACCCGGCCGGGCAGCCGCTCGAGGTGGTGCGTACCGCCGCCACCGCCGTCCCCGAACTCGCCGTGAAAGTCCCGATCGACGCCGCAGTCACGAACCCGAGCTTCGAGACCGACACGACCGGCTGGACGCTCACCGGTCTGGCACGCAGCAGCCTCACCGCCGGGCACGGCACATGGTCGCTGCAATACGACGCCTCCACCACCCCCACCGGTATCGCCGTCGCGACCCTCTCCGGCCTCTCACCCGGCGTGCCGCACATGGTCACCTGGTGGACCTCCGGCGTGGGCTCCGGCGGCGCCGGGTCGAGCGTCCAGCGGATCACCGTCACCGGGCCGTTCGGCCAAGAGGCCGCGTTGACCTACCACGGCGGCATCGGATGGCAGTCACTCGTGTGGGTGCCACGCGGCACGACCGCAACATGGCGATTCGAATGCGAAGCGCTCGCGATACCCGGCGGCGGTGGCTACGTCTACCTCGACGACGTCCGCGTGACCCGCGTCGAGACGAACTCGGTCGACCGGCACCGCTTCGCCCGCGCCCAACGCCTCCCCATCGGCGCGCCCCTCACACCGGCCGCCGCCGAGACGATCGGCGACATCTGGCTGCGCAACCACATCCGCACCCCCCTCAAAGGATCCGTCACGGTCACCGGGCAGGGCGGCGTGCGTGAGGTGATCGGCGGCGCACCCGTCCACCCCGCGCACCTCCTGCTGCGTGCCGGGGAGGCGATCCGCCACGCCGGGATGGCGGACCCCGACACGGGGGCATGGGGCCGCGTCGGGCGGATCGCCTCCGTGTCGTACACGGGCGGCCAAGCAACCATCGAGATCGACAACGAGCGCCACGCCTTCGAGGCGCTCATCGCCCGGTATGCGGCCCTCGCGGGACAGGTCGGATGAGCGCCGACCCGCGTGTATCCACCGAGGCCGCCATCGCCCGCCTCGACGCCCGCCTGGAGGGCATCGGCCGGGAGATCGGCCAGATGCGCCGCGACACCGCCGAGGACCTCGCACGCATCGAGGCGCAGACGAAGCTCACCAACGGCCGCGTCACGAAAAACGACCAGCGGATCCGCGAACTGGAGCACATCGAGGAGGACCGCGCCGACGACCACCGGCAGTCCGAACGCCATCGCGACCAAGTGTTCGTCCGCGCCACGTGGGTAATCGGGACTCTCCTCACCCTGCTGATCGCCGGTGTCGGCTGGATCCTCACCCTTCTCGGCGCATGACCACCACTTCCCCCACTCACACACCACCACGGAGCGGCGTCACCCCACCCCCGGGAGGACACCGCAATGAGCAACGCAGCCCGCGTGCTGGAAGTCGCCTCCGGCG